CCCTCATCTGTTTCTGATGCTATTTCTTTTTTGTCGAATACATATATGTTCTCGTAGTTTTTGCGATAACGATCTATCTTCGGATCTTCATTATCTAATACTATGATAATATCACCTGTATAGCCACATTTCCGTAATGTTTTTACTGTATGTACATTGTCAGGACGCCCATGTGTAAGTATCAATGCAACGAAGCTATTATTTTTCATCATTGCTATAATCCTCCAAATATGAGTCTGACAATTCTTTCTTTAAACAAACATATCCTAGTTCAATAGCTTTATTAAAATCTATAATGACAAGAGCTGAATTTTCCATTAAATTTTGAATGATGTTGTTTGAATGAGCATAAAATTCAGCAATTTTTCCATAATCGAAAACAATGTGCCTTGAAGCTGCAATCTGAAGAAAATCTTTAGTCTGCTTGTCTAAATTACACTCCTGAATTTGTTTCATCAGACAATTGTAAGTTTCAAGATTATAGAGTTCTGATATTGCAGGTTTATTGCCAGTCGGTGTGTAGATTGGAGATACTATTTTTTTTGTATAAAGATTATTATCTTTCTCATCGTCAGAATTATGGATATCAGTCGAAAGTTCGATCTCGTCTACTGAAAACTCCCAATCATTCAATACATCAGGCGAGAAGTTTTCTATCACTAACTTCCAATCGAATTCAGAAGTATCGGAAGTATGATTATCTGCTAGAGCTAGCAGTTTTCTCTTTTCATCTTCCGTAGATAGGTCTTTGCGCTTAATAACAATAAGCTCGGTACCGTCAGACTCAACAATACGTACTTTGAGTCCTAACTTTTGAGCTTCCTCATACACGCCATTTCCAGCGATTAACACATTGTCACGGTCGGCCAATACGGATCGACCGGCTCCACATTCAACCAGGCTTTTGTGGATAAGCCGCTTGTTTTCATCCCCATGGATACGATAGTTCCGGGGATCAATCTTAATTTCTACATTTTCTTCCATGACCAAGGAATTTTCACTAAAATATAGACTCCCCGGCTATTTTCTTTCTAATAAGTTCTTGCACTCCGTTATATATCTCATATAGCTGCTTCAATGTCTCTGGACCTTCCCATTCAGAGAAATTGCCATCCTGGAAGAAACGATACTCAAAAATGCGGGTAGCTGTCGTACCAAGGTTTAGACTTTCGAATGTTTCCCTTACTATGTGCAGCTTGTCTAATATTTCAGCGTTTCGATCTTCTGATTCATCTGAAATATCCTCAATATCTAGCCTGGAATAATCTACATTATCATCCACAGGCAGGGGCTTGTATCTACTCCTATACTGTGAAGTAGGAGAGGATGCGTTTAGCTTTATCATCTTCAAAACAAAGAAATCAAGTTCTGTATAGCCATTTCTTTTTGTCTCAAGTAATTTATCCAGTAACCTGCTTTTCTTTTGAAGGAGCGAACAAATGACCTCATTCAAGACGTCTGTTGCTTCGTCTGAAGTACCAGCAAGCCCACAATGATACAAAGAGTAATCAAGCCAGCGTTCGTAGCGTTTAGTTATGTAATTATTTACTGCTTCACTTGCCATAATTTTAATTTTTTAAATTAAGTATGACATAGCAAAGAGAATACTTTAGTGTTTCAGTAACTTACAAATAACAAATGCCGGATTTTTTCTTCAAAATCCGGCGCAACACCATTCTTTTACAAAGATAGAAAAAATATTGAAGAGAAAATTAATTCAGCGAATATTTTAAAAAGGTAATGGACCATCATCTTTAATTTGATTATCTATAGAGAATGGCACTTTGGTTTTAGAGATTGAAGAAGAACCAAGTTTCGTACCGATGGGTTCACCAGGCATGGGAATACATATGTCTTCCTCTGGATTTGAAAAGCGACAGAATTCGCCTTTGAATCGCAATAATATTTCACCTAGTGCACCGTTACGATGCTTAGCAATAATTACTTCTGCCATACCTCGCATATCGTTTCCTCGATCATCTTGAAAAATCTTATAATATTCTGGCCGATGTAAAAAAAGAACCATATCAGAATCATCGCATAATGTACCACTATCACGTAAATCTATTAACTGAGGACGTTTAGCATCAATCCCTTCACGAGATTCAATTGCCCGATTCAATTGCGATGTAATAATAATAGGAATATTCAGCTCTTTTGCTAAAGATTTTAATCTTCTTGTGAAGTAATTTATTTCCGAATATCTATTCTCTGTATATTTGATGTCATTATATAACAATTGAACATAGTCGATAGCAATCAACTTAACACCCTTTTCTTTTACTAAATAATGTGCCTTATTACACAAAATATCCATTTTCATAAGTGGTGAGTCATCTACATAAAGAGGAGCGTCTTGCAAATCTTTTAGTTTATAGTCCAATTGCTGCCACTCATAACAGGCAAGCTGTCCGCTCTTGATTTTCTCACTTGGAATTTCGCAGACATTGGTGATAAGACGATTGACTAACTGCACATTGCTCATTTCAAGAGAAAACAAAGCGACTGGAATTCTGAAGTTGACCGCCATATTTCTTAGCATAGATATAATAAATGCTGTTTTCCCCATTGCAGGACGTGCTCCTATAGTAATCAAATCACCATTCTGCCAGCCACATGTCATTTTATCCAATCTAGTGAATCCACTTTCCAAACCACTTAGTCCATCAGTTCGTGTAGCTGCCTTCTGAATTAGTTTATAGACTTCATCAATCACGGGGTTAATCTGAATACAATCATGTTCCGTATTTAATGAGGATATATCAGTCAGCTTTCCTCTGATTTCCGAAATTAAATCTTCTACATCTTGGGTTTCATCGAATACTTTTAAGCGAATATCTGTTGCAAGTGCAAGTAATTGGCGGGATATATACTTTTGTGCAATGATTCGGGCGTGATACTGCGTTTGAGACGATGATGCTACTTTGCTACTCAAGTGAGTTATATAAGCTGGTCCTCCAATTTTATCTAATTCGCCTCGTTTGCTAAGTTGCTCCTTTACAGTTAGAATATCTATCGGCATTTGATTGACCGCGAGGGTAATTATTGCAGCATATATCAGTTGATGTCGATATTCGTAAAAAGATTCTGGACGAAGAATATCACTTATTAACGCATAAGCCTTTTTGTCAGTCATTAATGTACCCAATACAGCTTTTTCTAATTCAGGTGCGTAAAGAAGGTTCATGTTAAATTGATTATCATCTTCTTTTTGCTGTTTTTTTTCTTTCATGGTTTTTTGTTTTTTTATAATAGTTTTCAAAGATACAATTATCTTCGACTTTTACCTCCGATTTCCACAACATTAAACATTTCGTTAACTCGATCGGCAATATATTCCCCATATTTTAAATGAATCTCTTCCGGAAATAAATTAGTAGTCACGAATGTTGTACAACTTCTCCTGTTGTCGTATCTCATTTGAAGTATGTACTGTATCACATCCATCTCTGTCCCGTAATGCTTTACCTTAGGCTCTCGTCCGACTTCATCCAGACCTAACGCTATTCCATTTGAACCGTCATAACTTAAGATTCCGTCAATGCCTTTCTTGCAATACTGGTTAGCTACGAAAGCTGCTGCCTCTATCGGGAATCCTCCCTGTAGGTAATATCCTGTTTTGTCTTTTCCGTTGCTATACCTGTCATACATCTGTATGATTTTCAATATGCAGGATTTTCCGGTTCCTACAGAACCATATAGCCACAATCCTTTGCTGCGGTCTAAAACGTTCGACCCTCCGATGAGATATAAAAAAATCTCATTCATGATTTCGCGATTTCGATCGTCAACGCAAAAATTTGGGCATACATATAAACAACATCTTCGGAACAAATTCATCGAATTCTTAAAAGCAATCGGGTCATAGCTTGATGGTCCGCACTTTAATTTTTGTTTCTGAATCTGTATCTGTTCTCTTACTTTTTCCATCTTTTTTGTTGCTTAGTTCTAATTTCAACCATCGGGCAAAGTGAGACATCGCGCCTTTTGGCGACTTTGTCGTTTCACCCTCATTTTGTAGTTTCATAAAGAATTGCTTCAAACACTCGTAAAAGGCTTCTATCGTAAATTCATCATAACCGGAAGAACGAGTATTCATCGTTACAGTTTCCGCCCATGACTGATTAGATTTCAGTTCCTGATAGCATTCTTCTAAAGACTTATCGAAAAAACTATCTTCCGGAAACAGCTCTCCCACGCATGCGCGTGAGAGAGTTATAGTCTTATTGTCTTTAGTCTTATTATTAATGTTTACCGTTTTACTTACTCTTTTACTTACTCTTTTACTTACCTCTTTACTTACCGTTTTACTTTCGTCAAGTAAGTAATAAACTGGCGATTTCGCATTCTTCTTACCCGATTCGAAGGTTATTAAACCTTTTTGCTGCAATCTGTTCCTAACTTCAATGACGGTTTTCTCTGATATACCGGTTGCGAGGACGATAGTCTTGTTGGGATGCTCAAACGGATTCTGCCAACCCCGAATATTGCACTCATTCAAGAGATAGAAGTACAAAAAGACTTCGTTCGGGCTGAATTCTACACTTCGATTC